TTGGGACAAGTTGACGCAATGTCATCTTGTCCCTTTTTTTATCTATTGCCCCCGCCAACGCGATAGCGAAAATAAATATAAAAAGCTGTTGCGCTCCTCATCCCTCCGTTCTATACTGAGTCCACTTGTGACTGTAGTGAGAGTGGAATGTACACCCCAGAAGGTAAGGTCAAAGCCTCGGTAAAGAAGCTGCTAGACCAACACAAAGTTTATTACTTCATGCCGGCAACGGGCGGCTATGGTCGCAGCGGTGTGCCCGACTTCGTTGGCTGTGCGCGGGGTAAGTTCTTCGCGATAGAAACCAAAGCGGGACGCGGCAATCTTACTGCGCTTCAACTACGTGAGCTAAACAGGATAACGGATAGCGGCGGGTTAGCCTTCGTTATCTACCAAGACAACATCCAAGACCTAGAGACATTATTCCAATGACCGTTCCCACAGGAGAGAAGCGTTGATAAACATAATTCAAAAACTTGCGTACGAACTTAGCTGCGATGAAGTCAAGCTAATGATCGACAAACTTGAAACGTGCGATGACCCATTAAAGCGTGAGCTTATGCGAATCTATGCGGTTGGAACCTTTTCTTTTTGGGAGCGTGTCGCCTTAGCCCCTATCATTAAACGGGTACGTAGGGCGGGGCTAAAAGTTGCGATAGCCGAAACCGTGTTTAACGGCATACAAGCAGACGTAGAAAGTAGACCGTATATCCCCGGTAAAACAATTTATCAAGACAGAACATGAGCATCATTACCATCGACTTTGAAACCTACTTCTCGCAAGATTATGGGTTTGCTAAACATACTACTGAGGAGTACGTACGAGATGATCGGTTCGAGGTTATCGGCGTAGCTGTAAAAGTCGGCGATGAAGAAACTACGTGGTGTACTGGTTCTCACGGACAAATCAAATTGTTTCTTGATACGTTTAATTGGGCTGAATCGCTGGTGCTTGCGCACAACACATTGTTCGACGGTGCGATTATGTCGTGGCACTTTGGTATCAAACCGATGGGCTGGTTGGACACGCTGTCAATGGCACGTGCAACCGAAGGTGTGGAAGTCGGGAACAGTTTGGCAAAACTTGCAGATCGTTACGCCTTAGGCACTAAAGGCGATGACACTAGATGGGCGAAGGGTTTGCGAAGGAAGGACTTCACCCCGCAGCAGATAGCTCAGTATGGAGAGTACTGCATAAACGACGTTGACCTGACGTACAAGCTGTTCAACATATTGAAGGAAGGTTTTACCAAAAAAGAACTAAAGCTGATCGACTTGACGTTGGGCATGTTTATTGAACCTACGCTGGTACTGGACTTGCCATTGTTGGAACAGCATTTAATTGAGGTGGTTGAGCGTAAGGAAAAGTTAATTGCCGAGGCGAATGCTGATAGGGAGACGCTATTGTCGAACCCGAAGTTTGCCGAGCGTTTGCAGCAGCTTGGTGTTATCCCGCCGACGAAAGTAAGCCCGACCACAGGCAAGTCTACGTTGGCGTTAGCCAAGAACGATGAGGGGTTTAAAGCATTGGCAGAGCATCCAAACGAGGAGGTGCAAGCGTTGGTGGCTGCGCGGTTAGGTACGAAATCTACGTTGGAGGAGACAAGGACACAGCGGTTTATCGACATCGCCAAGCGTGGCAAGTTACCCGTACCACTACGCTACTACGCAGCACACACAGGACGTTGGGGTGGCGACGATAAGTTGAACCTACAGAACCTACCAAGCCGAGGTAAGGACAAGAATACATTGAAACGAGCGATATGCCCGCCGTTGGGGTACGTGCTTGTGGATGCCGATTCGTCACAGATTGAGGCACGGATTGTTGCTTGGCTATCAGGGCAGAAAGATTTGGTACAAGCTTTTGAGAAGGGCGAGGACGTTTACAAAATAATGGCTGGCAAGATTTACCGGAAGATGCCCGACGAGGTAACAGAGGATGAACGCTTTGTCGGAAAGACAACAATCCTCGGAGCAGGGTACGGCATGGGTGCAATGAAGTTTCAGATGCAGTTGATGTCGTTCGGTGTCTGGCTTGATATTGAGTTCTGCAAGAAGATTCTTCAAACCTATCGATCTGGCTTTCCTCATATACCAAAACTATGGGAAGAGGCGTCGCGGTGTTTGCATACTTTGGCTGAGGGCGACTTGAAAGCTGTACCGTTTGGTGTGCAGGATCAGGCGGTGTACTTCATTCCCGGCGTTGGATTTGATATGCCTAGCGGGATACCACAAAAGTATCCGGGGATTAAGTTTGGCATTGCGAGTACGAAGTTTGGGCAGGAGATTATTTACGACACTCGCAAGGGCGCTACCAAAATTTACGGTGGTAAGGTGGTTGAGAATATCTGTCAGGGGTTGGCGCGGTGTGTGATTGGTGAGCAGATGTTGAAGATCGCACAGCGATACAAGGTGGTCTTGACTGTCCATGATGCTGTTGCTTGTGTAGCACCCGAAGCCGAGGCGGATGAAGCGGCAGCATATGTGCAGGAGTGTATGCGATGGAGGCCGAGTTGGGCGCAGACGTTGCCACTTAACTGTGAGGTAAAGGTTGGCCTTAGCTATGGAGGAGCGGTGAAATGGAAAAAATGAGTAGGGAAAAAATTCTTCTTATGGCGCGAAAAGCTTCTCGCAAGACGCAAGATGCGATGAAAAACGGCAACTCCTTGGGGTTTATCTTTTGCGAAGAAACATTGGAAGAATTTGCCGAGATGGTTACTGTCGCTGAACGTGAAGCTTGTGCGGAGACATGTGACAAATTAGGCGATGAGTTTGGTGATACTAATGCTGCCGATTGCGCTTTTGCTATACGAGAAAGGGGTGCGCCGTGACTAAAGAAGAAGCGTGGCTGCTGTGGATGAAAGAGTCCAAGCATTATGTCGAGTACGACTGGGACGAGATCAAGAAGTCCTCGCACTGGGTGGCGTTCTCCCGTGGTTGGGATGCAGCATCTGTCAACGTTAACGGTTGGGATGATGCTTACAAGATGGGCATGGAAGCAGGGAAAGAGATGGAGAAGAACAATGGATAAGCCCGCCGCATACATGGATAAACAAGGCAACTTGTACAAATCCGTCACGCATCCAGAGAACTACACACCGTTATATAAAAAACGTGAGTGGGTAGGACTAACCCCTGAAGAAGCCAAAGAAATCTCACTGGCGAACCGTCCGTATGTGGTGGACATGATCGCCGCGCTGGAAGCAAGACTAAAGGAGAAGAACACATGAAAGCATTTCCAAACGTAACGAACGAGAAGGGCATGGACTTACGCGATTACTTTGCGGCTAAATTTATGCACACAGCGTTTAAGATGGTAGAACATAACCATAACCGTGATTTTGGTGGTAATTGGGAGTGGTCATACGACGAAGAGGAGTTTGAATCCTTGGCTGATTTAGCGTATGGAATAGCAGACGCAATGATGAAAGCGAGAGAGATCAAATGAACTACACGTGGTCGTACTCCAGCATGTCTTTGTTCTTGCAATGTCCTCGCAAGTATCACCGACTGCGCATACTAAAAGATATTACTGAGCCGCCACAGGAACATTTGCTTTACGGTAGCGCGGTACACAAAGCTGCTGAAGAATTCATTCGCGACGGTACAGATTTACCACCGAAGTTTGAGCAGTTTCGTCCGCAGTTGGCAACGATGAAAAACTTAAAAGGAGAGAAGCTATGTGAATACGAAATGGGTTTGAAGAAAGATTTCACTCCATGCAAGTTCAATGACCCTGAAGTGTGGGTACGAGGGATAGTTGATTTGTTAGTAATCAATGGCGACACCGCAAGAATCGTCGATTACAAAACAAGCAAGAAGAGTGAATACGCTGATACAAAACAATTAGAGTTGTTGTCGCTACTAACATTCAAGCACTTTCCAGAAATAAAAACTATCAAGGCAGGATTGCTGTTCTTGGTAGCGCAAGACCTAGTGCCAAAAGTGTATCAGAGCGACGCACAACCAGAGGCGTGGATTAAGTGGATAGATCATGCTCGACAACTGGAGGTTGCAATGACTAAGGACGTTTGGAACCCAAGACCTAATTTTACTTGTCGTAAATTTTGTGCAGTCGTAGACTGTGAACACAACGGAAAAAGCCAATACTAGGTTGGGAGGTTGCCATGCTACGTGACGGTAAATTTATTAAAGAAGAACTACCAAAGATAGGACAGTTTTACGCCCCAAGATTCAAAGAGGACGAGTGGACACCCGAGGAGCGGTTCATGCGAAGTCTGTTGCTTGGATACAGAGAGGAACAGTATTCGTTTCTATCTAAAGTTCTTGGGTTCATTCTTCGCGTATGAGGTACTTTATCTACGACGAGGATGATGTATTACTGCGTAAGTTTTGGGACAAAGAATCAGCGCAGCGGTTTATGCAGGAAGGGTGGAAGCTAGTAACGCAGCCGAAACCGAAAGTAGTAAAACCAACGACAGCAACGCATGGAGAAGCGAGGTGGTGAGCTATGTATTACGTTAAACGATTCATATCCTACGTGCTAGGGTTGTTTGGCCCGAAGCACGAACCAATTGAAGTGGTGGAAGCGGTCGAAACGCCGACCGAGCCGAAGAAGCCAAGGAAGAAACGTACTCCGTTTTACATCGCGCCCGATGGTAAAAGCCTATCGTTCTCCGAGTCCTTCTCCGAACTGCTTACCAGTTTGAAGTGGATGTTTGAAATCATTCAGTTGCCTACCCGCGACTCTTGGATAACAGCGGATGAGAGAGTTGGGTTTTCAAGATTAGGTATTTACATACCGCACCCGTTTGAGTTACTGCTAGTGCCAGATGGCGAAGATGTATTAGTAGAAAGTCTAGACAGCTTACCGGCGATGATGGCAGTAGCGTTTCCGCATCAAGACGGTGAAGACAGGATAGCACCACATATATTTTTCGCCCTGAAAATATCCAAACTGCCGATGGGGGTAGAACCGCTGCCGGGACACGCATACAAGTTTGGTGAAGTAATAAAAGTATATGGCAAGCTGATGTGGATGGTGATGTATGTTGTCATTGACAAGAAAACAGGTAAGGTGTCGGTATGCCGAGAGATGCGCCAAGAAATTGTGAGTGTGCGTGATCGACATGGCACTTATTACAACAAACGGTGGAATGGTAACCCAGCAATGATGTACCCGCACGAAGCAGAGAATAAAGATCTGCAAGCAGTTCTGCATCACTACAAAATTACTTTTAAAAATGTATTTGATTGGTGGACGCAGCGTAAAGATAAAAGCTGGAATGTATCTACGAAGTTGGGTAAACGCCGATTGGTGTTTTCGTTAGATCGCATGGACACCAAAAAGTACTTTGCGGATCGTGACTTGACCATTCAAACCGAAACCGGCAAGCGCAAGAAGATCATTCACTTTGTCAGCGAACACGAACGCACGGTCAAGGACAAGAAAGTTGTCATTAAAGAACATTTGCGCGGGCTTAACAAGTTCACATGGAACGGATATGATTGTGTAGTCACCGCCCCTAAATTTTCTAGCCTCAATACCGTTGTCTTTGATATTGCACCGGAGGAAGAAGAAGATTTAGCACATTTGATGGATAAGGATATCAAACTGGTTGGTATGGCAAAAGTGGCTGAAATTTTAGCTAACGAGGAAGAGGTAAATTTAAATAATGAATACTATCCCACGCAACATAGAAAAACTGGCAAACGCTTTGGAAGAAATGCCACGTACTGAAATTGACTTAGAGGCAGCAAAGACGCTTCGTGAGTTGGGCAAAGTTTTTGAAGCTGCACGGGACATGATGTTAGCTAGTACGCACGAACAAAGCAAAGCCGCGTATGACGAAATGAGGAAGCTAATCAAAGGTACTCAAGGAGAAAATCATGCCTTACGTCAATAAACCACGTCCGTACAAAAAAGAGTATGAGCAGTACGATGGTACCGAGAAGGTAAAAAAGAAACGCGCCGAGCGCAACAAGGCTAGGCGAATCATGATGGAAGCGGGGCAAGTCCAGAAGGGCGATGGTAAAGACGTAGACCATAAGACCCCGCTATCCAAAGGTGGCAAAACGACCAAAGGCAATCTGCGCGTCAAGACTGCAAGTGACAACAGATCGTATCCTCGCAAGTCAAACCATGAACCAAAATGAGAATAGTTGACGACAAACTTCTTGTAGTGCGGACTAAGTGGCCTAGTCGAATTACAGAGACAATCAAGAAAAGCAAAGCTGTAGCAAAGCAGGGAGATGTCAGCGAAGTTGTTGTGTTCTGGGGGTTAGAAGAAGCGCAGACGTTAAGTAAGGTGGGGGTTCGCAAAGTGCCCTCACCGATTCTGCGGGACTACGACTGGCCCGGACTGTACAGACCTATGGCGCATCAGAAAGATACTGCGTCATTCTTAACCGTCAACCAACGAGCCTTTTGCTTTAACGAGCAAGGTACTGGCAAAACTGCGTCTGCTATCTGGGCGTCGGACTACTTGCTCATGCAAGGGGCAATTAACCGCGTGCTTATTATTTGTCCACTGACGATCATGCAGTCGGCGTGGCAAGCAGACCTGTTTAAGTTTGCTATTCACAGAAGCGTTGATGTCGCCTATGGTGACCGTTCCAAGAGAAAGGCAATCGTTAACAGCGGTGCCGAGTACGTTGTTATAAATTTTGATGGGCTTGACATCGTAAAAGACGAAGTCAAACAAGGTGGCTTTGATTTGATAATCGTTGATGAGGCGAACGCATACAAGAACCATCGCACCAAGCGGTTTAAAGCACTTAAAGAAATTATGAATAGCAGGACGTGGCTATGGATGATGACTGGCACACCAGCAGCACAGTCACCGTTGGATGCTTACGGCCTAGCCAAGATGTGCGTACCCGCACGTACGCCGACATTGTTCGGTGCGTACAGAGATGCAGTGATGCAACAGTTGACACGGTTTAAGTGGATACCCAAGCCGAGCGCAGAGCAGACGGTGCATAGGCTATTGCAGCCAGCGATACGCTACACCAAGGCCGAGTGTCTTGACTTACCGGATGTCACGCATGTGTCGCGCTATGCACCGATGACACCACAACAGTCTAAGTACTACAAGCAGCTAAAGAAGGACATGCTGATCCAAGCAGCGGGTGAAGATGTCTCAGCGGTTAACGCAGCTTCCAACCTTACTAAGTTACTACAGATTGCTTGCGGTGCGGTGTACACAGATACTAAGAATGTTATTGAGTTTGATACGTCTAACCGACTTGATGTCGTTTTGGAAGTTATTGAAGAAGCTACGAACAAGATACTTATCTTTGTGCCGTTCACGCATACCATTGGACTCCTTAAAGATTTTTTAACAAAGAACAATATTTCTTGTGATGTTATTAACGGAGAAGTTTCCGTAACGAAACGTACTGACATATTCAAGCGTTTCCAAGAAGAAAAAGACCCGCGAGTGTTATTGATTCAACCACAAGCCGCTGCTCACGGCGTAACACTTACTGCTGCCAATGTTGTCATTTGGTACGCGCCAATAACTTCTATCGAGTATTACCTCCAAGCAAATGCACGTGTGCATAGACAAGGGCAAAAGAACCCTGTTACTGTAGTGCATATTGAAGGTAGTCCAGTCGAGGCAAAACTCTATGCCGCGCTGCAAAACAAACTGGACGTTCACATCAAGATCATCGACCTCTATCGAAATGAATTGAACGAATAGTTCTTGACACAGTCAAGAATAGTGGTACCATAAGAATTCCAACAACAGGAGAACGCAATGTCTACAGACATCCCTATCAATACTATTGTCGATACGTATATACGTATTCGCGATACCAAAGACGCGCTCACCAGTAAATACAAAGCAGAAGCTGCTGCGTTAGATGAGCAAATGGCTGTGCTTAAACATAAGCTGCTTGACATCTCAAAAGATACTGGCGTCACAAGCTTTTCAACCTCTAACGCTACGGCGTATCGCACCATCAAGAATCGCTACTGGACTAACGACTGGGAGAGTTTCTATGGGTTCATGCGAGAACACGGGGCTATGGAGTTATTGGAAAAACGTATTCACCAAATGAACATGAAGGAATTCATGGAACAGAACCCCGATGCACACCCACCGGGACTGAACATCGATAGTGAATACGAAATCACAATCCGTCGTAAATAATCAGGAGAAAACAATGAGCGATCTTACTTTGTTCCAATCAAACAACCTGCCCGACTACCTCAAGGAAGTTGAACTCGACGACCTGACTAAATCGTTGGCAGGTAATACATCAGTCAAGCGCATCTCTATCCGTGGCGGCGTATTCCGTCTTATGGTGTCGGGTGAGGAAGTTGCAAAGAATGAGAACCGTGCTATGCATGTTGTCATCGTCAATGGTGGTCGGCAGATTGCACGTCAGTTCTATCAGGGCAAATACACTCCGGGCGAGTCGGCGCCTCCAGACTGCTGGTCAAACGACGGTGAGAAGCCTGATGCAAGTATCGAGTCTCCGCAGCACAATTCGTGCGAAGGTTGTCCACAGAACATCAAAGGTTCCGGTCAGGGCGATTCACGTGCTTGCCGATTCCAGCAACGTCTGGCGGTTCTGCTTGCCGATGACATCAAGGGAGATGTCTATCAGTTATCGCTCGCTGCAACGTCGATCTTCGGGCGTGGTGATGTAGACAAAATGCCCTTCCAACAGTACGCTAAGTATGTTGGTTCGCAGGGCAAAAACATTAACACTCTCGTAACTGAGATGCGTTTGGACTCCGACTCCGATACGCCTAAGTTGACGTTCAAGCCTGTGCGTTTCTTGACTCGCGAAGAATGGGAGGTTGCACGTGAGAGGGGTGACTCAGCAGCGGCTAAGGCGGCTATTACGCAGACTCCTGCAACGCTGGATGGGGCTAAGAAAAAAGCGCCGCAGGTTAAAGAGACTGTTTCGGAAGAAGAGCCTTCGGAACCGACTAAGCGCACTGCAAAGAAGAATACGGAGCCTACATCGAAGAAAGACTTCGCCGACGTAATCAATAGCTGGTCAACCGATGACTAATCATGGACAACCGTGGTTATGCTTCGAGAATCATAAAAGCGAACTTAGCTGCTGACGCGAAAAGCCCCGGTGTTGCGCTGGGGCGATTCTGCATCACAAAAGAAATTCCTGTTTCAGATGTAGCAGATTACTTCTCTGTTAGTCGGATGACCATCTACAAGTGGTTCGTAGGTGAGTGGCAACCCCGCAAATCCAACGCTGAGAAAATCTGGGGCATGCTGAAAAAGGCTAGGTTCTCCCTATAACATCGGCACCGGCGACAGAAATGGCGAACACAAGCTTATTGTCAGCAGTCCTCTCTGATGAGGGTTGGTACTGCGTAGTTGGTCTTAAAAAGACCGGAATGCCGAAACAAGTCTTTGTGCAGACTCTGGAGGAAGTTGAGCATGAAGCGGATGATTTACTAGCAAAGCACTACGATGTTTATTTTGCTTGCTCAAAGTACGAGACGAATAGCACTCGCACCGCCGACAATGTAAAAAATATCAAAGCGTTTTGGCTAGACATCGACTGCGGGGAAGGTAAGCCCTACGCATCACAGGTTGATGGTGTAAAAGCCCTCAAGCATTTCTGTGCCGACTTAGGGTTACCTCTTCCTTCCATAGTTGACTCCGGGCGCGGGATTCACGTTTACTGGCCTTTAGTTGAGCCAGTTACACGACTGGAATGGAAAGCTGTAGCGGAGAAAATAAAGGTAGTCTGCCATGAGCGTGGGCTGCATGCTGACCCGTCACGTACCGCAGACGCTGCGTCTATCCTGCGTATTCCAGATACGTTGAACATGAAAGGCGACCCACCGATTAAGGTGGAGTTGATGTTCAGTGGCACGGCGGTACCCTACGAAGAATTTAAAAATATCTTCGGCGCTCTTGAAGAAGTGCCTGACTACGGCTCTGCAAACGTCAACGAGTTGACCAAGTCTTTGATGGGTAACAAGCAGTCTCGGTTTACCACCATCATGATTAAGTCCGAGAACGACAAGGGTTGTCCGCAACTACTCTCGGCAGTGCAGAACCAAGAGACAGTAGAAGAGCCTCGCTGGAGGGCCGCCTTATCTATCGCTGCTCACTGCGTGGATATGGAAACCGCCATACATGATGTCTCTAATAAGCACCCCGAGTATTCAGTCAATGCGACGATAGAGAAAGCGTCAAAGATAAAGGGACCCTACACGTGCGATGCGTTCGAGAAGATCAATCCCGGCGGGTGCGATAACTGCCCTAACAAGGACAAGATCACATCACCGATTGTACTTGGGCATGAGATAGCCGAAGCTTCTCCAGAAGATAACGTCGTTGAGTTCACTACCGCCGATGCGAGTAAGCCTGTCACATACACCATACCGGAGTATCCCTTCCCATACTTCCGTGGCAAAAACGGTGGCGTGTACCGCAAGTCTGAGGATGACGAGGATGAGGATGCGGTGCTGGTTTACGAGCATGATTTCTACGTCGTTAAACGCATGAAAGACCCGCAAAACGGTGAAGTTATATGGATGCGGCTGCATACACCGAAAGATGGTGTTAGAGAGTTTGCACTGCCTAATACCGATTTGTTAGCTACAGACAAACTGCGAGACAAGTTAGCTTGGTTTGGTATTGTTGCTCTGAAGAAGCAGATGGACTCCATTATGGCCTACATCGTACGGTTTACAAAAGAACTACAGTATAAAGAAGGAGCAGACATCATGCGTACTCAGTTTGGATGGACTGAAAACAACCGCTCATTTGTCGTTGGAGATACCGAAATCTGTGCCGATGGCGACCGCTATAGCCCACCGTCTAGTTATACAGAGCGGCTGGCAGATCACTTTATACCGGCTGGATCATTGGAAGAGTGGAAGAAGGTTATCAATATCTACGACTCTCCGGGTATGGAGCCTATGGCATTTGGCTTCTTCACTGCATTCGGCGGGCCTTTGCTCAAGCACCTGAATTTAAAAGGTGCGCTGATTAACATGATTAACAATCAGTCAGGCACAGGTAAGACCACAGTTATTAAGGCAATGCACAGCGTATATAGTCACCCTGAAGAAGTGATGCTGATTGAGCGCGATACGATGAACACGCGCTTGCACCGGCTTGGTGTGATGAACAACATCCCACTCGGCTGCGACGAGATTACTAAGATGCTGCCAGATGCCTTCTCTGATTTTGCCTATGCTGTTTCTCAAGGGCGAGGCAGAGGGCGCATGAAAGCCAGTGAGAACGTCGAGCGACTTAACTTTGCACGGTGGGCGAACATGGTTTTGTCCTCCTCTAATGCTTCCGGCGTGGATAAACTAAAGTCTCTGAAGTCTACCCCCGATGGGGAACTGATGCGGATCATCGAGTACACGATACCTGATACGAACGTACTTACTAAAGAAGAAGCTGACGAGATTTTTCCTAAGCTGTACCAGAACTATGGGCATGCAGGGCGTATCTATATCCGTGACTTGGTGAGCAACCTTGAAGAACGTATTAAGCAAGTCAAAGACATCCAAGTTCTTATTGACCGCAAGATCGGCTTTACCAACCGAGAGCGGTTCTGGTCGGGCGTAGCTGCTTGCAATATTGCAGGGGCGATGTTTGCCCGTAAACTTGGGATAATTGATATTGATGTAGGCCGCGTGTTCAGATGGATGGTTAAGGAGTTTAACCAGATGCGTCAGGAGATTAAGCCACCTGCATCATCCTATGCTAGCGTAATTGGCGAGTTCTGGAACGAGCAACGTCAGAACACTTTGGTTATTAACGACGAGGTGGATAAACGCACTGGGGTTGAACTACTGCCTATCCTAGAACCGCGAGGGGAACTAATCGTACGTATGGAGCCGGATACCCAGAAACTGTTTATTATTGCCAAAAAGTTCAGGGAGTACTGCTCAAAGAATCAGATTACGTTAAAGGACATTCTTAACGCCTTGACTTCGGAGGGTGTATATGTCGGCACTATTAAAAAACGAATGGCAAAAGGAACCAAGCTCTCCAGCACGCCGCCAGTGGACGCTTACGTTTTTGACTGCTCTCGCGGTGACTTCCTTGACCCTGACCTGTACATCAACGCTGCTACCACCGATCAAGAAGAAGTACAGGACGATGAGGCGGTAGCCAACGGCACCAATGGTAGTTGATGGGGTTCTTTACGAGGTGAACTGGAGGGGCTTCGCGGTCGGGGCTTCCTTCTTTATCCCTTGCATTCA